CTGCGGGTGGATATCAGCGAGGATGATGCGCTGATTAGCGGGCTGATTAAGGCGGCGCGGGAAACGGCGGAGGTGTACTGCCGCCGGGCGTTTGTGACCCAGACGCTGGAGCTGGTGCTGGAGCGCTGGCCGTGCGGCGGGACGATTGAGCTGGGGCGCGGTCCGGTGCAGAGCGTGACGGGCATTACGTATAAGCTGCTGGGCGGGAGTGTGCTGACCCTGGACAGCGGCGCGTATGTGGTGGGGCTAAACACGCAGCGGATCAGCCTGATGCCGGGGTATGCCTGGCCGAGTGACACGTTATATCCGGTGGAGCCGGTGCGGGTGACGTATACGGCCGGGTATGGGGCAGCGGCGGCGGTGCCGCAGGCGATTAAACAGGCGGTTTTGCTGCTGGTGGGGCTGTTGTATGAGCAGCGCGAGGCGGCGGCGGAACGGCCTGGGCAGGAGATTCCGTTTGGGGTGAAGTCACTGCTGGGTACGGTGCGGGATGTGAGGTATTAGGGATGAAAGCGGGACGGTTAAATCAGCGGGTGATAATCCGGCAATCGACACTGGTCAGCGACGGCTCGGCGGGCAAAACCGAGACCTGGCCCGCCGTGAAAACGGTTTGGGCGAGTGTGGAGCCGCTGAGCGGGCGGGAATTACTGATGGCCCAGGCCAGCGGGAGCGAAACGACCCTGCGGGTGCGGATGCGTTACCAGAGTTTTGTGACAGCCAACAAATACCGGCTGGAGACATCTGGAAAAACGCTGATGATTGTGAGCGTGATTGACACGGAGATGGCGCATGAAGAACTGGTTCTGGAATGTAAAGAGGTGACATGAGACCGGTTATTTTTGACGCAGGGATTGCTTATAACCGCTTTGCTGAACTGGCCGAAAAGATGGCGGGTGAAAGCCGGGCGATTGCCGAAGAGACGGCCGAACTGGTGGCGGAAGATATGCGCTCACGCGTGCCGGTGAGGCTTGGGCTGCTGCGGGAAAGCATCAAGGTGATGCGGTTGGCAGGGGTAAACGGGGCGGTGATTGGCATTGGAAATAAAAAGGCCTTTTATCCGCATTTGATTGAGTGGGGCACGGTGAAAATGGCGGCCAGGCCGTTTATCCGTCCGGCGGTGGAGGCTGGGCGCGAGCCGTATTTTGAGAAGATGAGCGAACTGGAAGAACGGGTGAAATGACAGACTCTTTGATTGCTGACCGGTGGATTGAGGATAAATTGAAATCCGATGCGACCCTGACCGGCCTGGTGGGCGAGCGGATTTATATGGACGAGGCGGAAGAGCTGAGCACGCCTTTTATCGTCTGGTCGCTGGTTTCGGATATTCCGGTGCAGGTGGTCAATCATAAGACGATTTTGTACACAGCGGTCTACCAGGTGAAGGCGGTAAGCGTAGGCCCAGGGTATGCCAGCGGAGCGGCGATTATGGCCAGGGTCAATACGCTGCTGCATGATCAAAGCGGGGCGGCGCCTGGCGGCGGTTATGTTGAGGAATGCGTGCAGGGCGAGCGCTTTCGATACGCGGAGACGACTGACCGGATCCATTACCGGCATATTGGCAACAATTTTAGGATAACCACAAGGGAATGAGGTAAGAATGGCTGAACGTTTGAGCGGAAATCAGGCTACACAGCTCGGTGTGGAAAGCACACCGGGGACCAGTGTGGCGGCTAATCGCAAATTATTGTCCACTGAATTTGTGGTGGAACCCAAAGCGGAGGTAAAAACTTCCCGGCCTTTTGGGACAAAGTACCCGACAATGGGGTCGCTTGGCAAAGAATGGACGGAAATCAAGGTCAGTTCGAAGGGGAATTACACCGATATCGCTTATTTGCTGTCCAGCCTGGTGAGTTATGCCGCGCCAACCCAGCAGGGCGGCACGGCGGCTTATAAATGGGTGTTCAGTTCTAACCCGAGCGCCCCGGACAGCGTTAAAACATTTACGCTTGAGCAGGGCGATGCTAACCTGGCGCATAAACTGACCTACGGGATTATGACCGGGCTAAACTTCTCCTTTGGCAAGGAAGAAATCAAGTTTGAAGGGACGATGCTGGGGCAGGCTGTTCAGAATAATATCACTATGACCAGCTCCCCGACCCTGGTGGCGCAGCAGGCGATGCAGTCGAGCCAGGTGGATTTGTACCTGGCCGATACGCAGGCCGGACTGGCCGGGGCGAGCGCTTTGAGCCGGAGCTGGGCGGCGGATTTTGGCCTGACGGAACGGTTTACGCCGATCTGGCCGCTGGGGAGCGCGTTTGGGAGCGGTCCGGCGGCGATTTTGGAGAGCGCGACCCCTAAACTGGTGGGCAAGCTGAGCATGGAAGCGGACAGCGTGGGGATGGGGCTGTTGAGCAAGATGCGCAGCGGCAGCCAGCAGTTTTTGAGAATTAAAGCGGTGGGGCCGCTGATCGCGAGCACCTATTATTACACCTTGCAGATCGATTTATCCGCGGTGGTGACATCACCTTCGCCGTTTAAGACCCTGGATAATACGGTCTTCGCGATTGATTGGAATTTGGAGGGTGTGGTAGACGCAACCTGGAACAAGGCGTTCCAAATTGACTTGACTACAACAGTGGCGGCTCTGTAAAACTATGAAAGCAAAAATTAGTCTCTCAAAATTGATGGAAAAAACACGGACGATTCCCGTGAGCTTTGACGGGGTGACTTTTGATATCACCTACCGGGTGCATGCTTTGACGCCTGAGTTTTTCGCCAAAGAGTATTTGTGGCAGCAGCTCCCTTTGATTATTGTGGGCTGGGAGATTGGCGATGAAGAAAAGAATGGCGAAGTGCTGCCGGTGACAGAAGCCATTTGCAGGCGGCTGCCGACTGAATTGCAGCGCAGTATCATAGACGCCTGTTTTGAAGATGCCCGTGGGCCGCGGGAGGAGGAAAAAAACTAATTGTGCACTGGTTGGCCGAACCTAAACTGTTCAGCAAACCAGTGCCGTTAATTGAACTGAGGCAGTTGATTGAGATCAGCCGGTATATTGGAATACCGGCCTGGGAATTGATGCAAGTGCCGTTTGGCTGGATTGACGCATACGCCTGGAATATGGAAGTGGATGCGGAGATCAGAAGCCTGGCGAGTGAGGGCAGGCTGGGAGGAATAAGATGAGCGGTGGTGGACTTGAGGCTGCAAAGCTGCTGGTGCGGATCCAGGCGGATGTCGCCGATCTAAAAAAGATAACCGAGGCGGGCGAAGAGACCGACAAGGCCGGAAAGAAGATGAAGGGGGCCTTCGCAACGGCCACCCGAAGCGCCAACGAGCTGGTGGACGGCTTTTTGGGGATTGACATCGCTTCGCTGGGGACGGTGGCCGGGCTTGTGGGCCTGGCCAAGGGCACGCTGGACTTTGCAAAAGCAGCCGGGGAAAGCCAGCAGTCCGCCGCCCGTTTGGACGCGGTTTTTCGAGCCACGGGCGGAACGGTGGGCATGACGCGCGCTTCTCTGGATGACCTGGCTAACTCGATGATGTATGCCACGGGGGCGGATGATGAAATGCTGGCCGGGGCGGAAGCGGTGCTGCTGACCTTTGATAAGATCCAGGGGGACATCTTCCCGCGGACGATGCGGGCAGCGGAGGATTTGAGCGCGGTGATGGGCGGGGAAGTGACCGGCGCGGTGGAAATGCTGGGCAAGGCGCTTTCGGTTCCGGAGACCGGCTTTACCTTATTGAAACGGGCCGGGGTGATATACACCGAACAGCAGCAGGCCATGATTAAGGCGATGGCGGAAGCCGGGAATATGGCCGGAGCGCAGGCGGCCTTGCTGGATGTGCTGGAGAAAAAGGTGGGCGGTGTGGCGGCCGAGATGGGCAACACTTATCCAGGCCAGGTGAAAAAACTGGAAACCGCGCTGGAAAACCTGAAGGAAACCATCGGCATGGGGCTGGTGCCCGGTCTGACCTCTGCCGCCACGGCGCTGGACTTTCTGCTGAACTGGCAGGGCAAGGTCGCCAATGCGACCAGCGACCACAGCAAGGCGCTGGTAAAAACAACCAGCGCCTATGATGAGTATATCCAACGGGTCTGGGAGGATTTGAAGGCCTCCGGGGCGGTGGAGGAGAGCGATAAATATTATGAGCGCCGGTACGGCGAGATTGACAAACTGGCGCAAAAGTACGGCGCCTGGACGCGCGAACGCTTTGCCGAGGAGCGGGCGGTGGTGGAAGCCGCGCAGGAAAAAGAACGCTGGCTGAAACGCGAGGGCGACGCGGCGGCTTACGCTAAAAAGTATATGGAGGATTATGCGGCTTATATGGGCAAGGTGCCGCAGAAAACGGCCGCCACGACCGATGCCGTGGCCAAGCAGGCGGATGAGTGGCTGCGCCTGGCGGAGGGGATTGGGCAGGTGACGCGGGCGCAGGTGGGCCGGGCGGCGATTGATTTTCTGGAAGGGAAAAAAGAGGGCAAAAACCCGGCTGACCAGGCGAAAATACAGGAGATGATTAATAAAACGGCGCTGGATTTTGGGCTAATCACCAAAAACCAGGCTGAATTTGCGACGGCCCAGCAGCAGATCAATGAGGCGGTGGATAAGGGGGTGGTGCGGCTGGAGGAGTACCCGGCGGCGCTGGACCTGGCCAAAACGCAGTTGGATAAGTTTGGCAAGATTGATATGGGGGCTATTTTCGGCGGGTTGATTGAAAACGCCTCGGACGGCTCGCGGCAGCTCTCGAATGTGGAACTGGCGGCGCAGCGCCTGGATAAATTGAACGGGATGGAGTTTGACTTTTATGTCAACATCCACCAAACCGGGTCCTTCCCAAGCAACAATCCGGGGGTCAACCCAACGACCATTGGGATATCCGGAAAAGATGAACGGCAGGGGAGCAGCAGCTCGTCCGGGTCGAGCAGTTCCACGACAACCGGTTCTAATAAGGGGCCGGGGTTTGCGGGCGCTACGGGCGGGGATGTGAAGGTGTACGGGCCGATCCATGTGCACGCGGCGGAGGGGGATGACCTGGGCGGGATTTTGCGGAGGTTAAGATGATTTCTATACCTGTTTCATTTGGCGCGTTTGTTTTTAGCCCAAAATATCAGGCCCTGATTGATGAGGGCGCGCCGCTGACCGGGCGGGCAAATGCGCTGACGGTGCAGAGGGTGGGCAACTGGCCGGTGTATGCGGGGAAGGCGGTGGAAGGGATGACGCTGCCAATTAAGGTTATTTGGCCGGCGGGTTTGGGGGGCAACCTGGAGGAACTGAAGGCTAAGCTGTTGGTGGTGGATCCGGCGGGAGAGCAGCCGCCCCAGGCGCTGGTTTTGAGCGATGGAAGCAGCCAGTGGTATTACGAGGCGGTTGTTTTGGCGATTGATGACCTGGAGGGCAATTCGGTGATGGTGATGTTTTACATCGCTGAGCCGGTTTTGAGGGCGGTGACTACGAGCGCTCAAAATGTGACCCTGACGGGAAATTCGACCAATGCAAGCATCACGTCTAATGGGACCATTCCCACCAAGCCGGTGCTGACAATTACGCCAAACGCGGCCAAAACGGTGAGCGGGGCATACCAGAATCGGATTAGCTGCATTTTATACAATAAGCTGGATGATAAGGTTTCCCGCTGGCCGATTGATATCACCAACGGGGGGTTGAATACGGCGGCGCTGGTGAGCGGCGGTTATTTGCAGGCCTCTTGTGTGGATCTGCGGGTGTTTGTGGATGGGGTTGAAACTCCAAGATATTTAGGAAATCCAAATGCCGCCAACACCAAAGTCTGGGTGAATTTTGACTTTTCTCCTTTGCAAAAGTGTGTTTTGTCCGGGGCGATGGCGGCGGGCGATACGATCACTTCGCTTCAGCTTAAAAAGGATAACCATACCAAAAAGTTTTTGGGGAAGGTGCCGGCGAGCGGAGCGGTGCTGATCGACAGCGAACTTTTCACGTATTCCGGGCGGGATGTGAAGGCTTATACGCTGACGGGCGTTTGCCGGGCGCAGCGCCTGACAAGCGCGGCGGGACATTCGGCTGGGGCGCTGGTGTATTGGGTTGAACATGATGTGGCGATTTTGTACGGGAACGCGGGGGCGTATGCCGGTGACAGCTACGATAATCAGGATGCGCGGGCGCCGATGTTTGACCTGGCAAGTTCGAGTAATTCCAGTTGGGTGTATGCGGATTTTGCGGATGCGGCGAAGCTGCGCACTGGGCTGTGGGAAAACCAGGTGAGCAAACGGCGCGGAAACTTGACGTTTTGCGCGACGGCTGACCCAACGGTGGATGCAGATGGGATGGCGGACCCGGCCAGCATGGCGGGACTATGGATGATTGCTTATAAGAAGGGGGCCAAATGGCAGGCGGAGGATGCTGAGTTGGAATGGCGGCTGAACAACCCGGCCGGTATTGCTGCGGTGACGCTGAGCGGGAAGAAATATTTTGCGCACGCCTGGCCTAAGGTGCAGCTTAAGCGGTACACCTCCAGCGGCTGGAAGGTGGTTTATACGGAGGCGCAGGGCAACCCGGCGAGCTGGCAAGCCTGGAGCGCTTCTAACCTGAATTGTGGGAACTCGGTGGCCATTCGGGTGATTATGGACGGGGCGCTGCCGCAGAAGGATTCGAATACATTTTTTGGGATTGATGCGGCCACGGCGGCGATTAATACGGCAAATTTGCCGTTTATCGCGGTGATTAACCCGGGGGCGATCAGCAGCAATTATCCCTTGATTATGGAGATTGCGAACGCTACCACGGGGGATTATCTGGTGATTAATTGGCCGGGGAAGGTGGGCGAATCGCTGGTGGTGGACTGCGAGTCTAAGACGGCCAGCAGCCCGAGTATGCCAAATGCGGCGATGTGTGTGTATACACCTGTGCCAAGAGCGGCCTGGATGAGCCTGGCGGCCGGCGCCAACAGCTTGACGATTTCGGACAATTATTCCACGAATGTGCTGATCCGTTTTGAGTGGAAGGACCGGGCAGCATGAGCACAGTTTATATTTTTGATTTTTCGGGGAATAAAATTGCTGAGCTGGAGGCAAATGTGCGCCGGAGCTGGGCGATCAACCGGGTGGGAGACGCTGAGTTTGCGCTGAGCATTTATGACAAGGCGTTTAAAGCGAGCACTATTCAGTTTGGCAATTGGATTTTGGTTAAAGATCCGCCTTTGCCGGACTGGGTGGGGATGATTGACCCTGAGCGCAGTTGGAGCAGCGGTTCGGTCAGTATACGGGCCTTTTCGGCCTATCAGATAACCAAGTATAGGCGGATTGTGGATGATAAAAAGAAGGCGCCGCCTGGAGAACTGGCCCGGTGGGGGCTGGGGCATATTAATACAAAGGGGTCTGTGGTGTTGGAGTGCCAGACGGTGGACAGCAGCGGGGCGGCCATTGAGGAGGTGATTGGTGAGACTACGGTGATGTCGTTTGTGGATGGGCTGCTTTCGCGGACCTCTTTTGAGCTGGGGATTGAGGGGGTGATGACCAATAATGTGCTGAGCTTGCAGGCGGCCTGGGTGAAACGGTTGGGGTGGGAAACGGGGGCGCTGCTGGCTGAGGGGATCCATTTTGAGGCCGGCCAGGGTATTTTGCTGGAGCAGGGTGATTTGTATAACGACCTGTTTGGGATCAGCAACGGGGCGAACGCGCAAAACCGGAAGACGAGTGTGGCAAGCAATGCGGATGCGGCGCGAGTGTATGGTCCGCGGTCTGGGGTGAAGACGTTTGATAGTTCGGAGAGCGGAACGATTGAGACGCTGACCAAAAATATGGTGGATAAAAAGGCCTGGCCGCGGCGGACTGTTTCGGTGAGTGTGGCGAATATTAAGGGGATTTGGCAGTACCTGGCGCTGGGGAATGTGGTTTGGGTGGAGTGTTATACGATGGGCTTTACGGGGTCGGCGCCTGGCTGCCGGTTCCGGGCGCGGATTACGGGCCTGGAGATGGATGACAGCCGGAACGCGCTGCAGGTGGCTGCGGATGAGGTGCAGGAATGACAATATCATTTGATCGGGCGTTGTATGAGGGGAATGTTTTGGACCGGGTGGCGGTGTTGGAGCGGGAAGTTGAGCGGCTTAAACAACGCGATATGGAGGTGGATAAGCTGTCTGATTTGACCACGGATATTGGGACAGTTGATACAGGTATATTGAAATTTGGGAATGACACAGACCTGGGCTCTGGCTTTTCCGGGGTGATGGGTGGTTATCCAGGCGTAGACCTGGACACTCCGGACGGGGTCAAGAATTTTCTGATCGCGGCGATTATAGCAGATGCCCTGGGGGCGGGCTTTACCGACCAGGGCGAGCTGTATGCGCAGGCCGGGAAGATTGCGCAGTGGGTGCTGGATAATGACCTGCTGCGGTCGTCAAATTTTGGGATTGTGCTGGATGCGATCAATGAGCAGATTTCCGTGGGGAGCACGGGGACCAAGCTGCTCTTGAATGGGATTGGGAAGTTTTTGAAGTCGAGCAATTACGCCACAGGGTACAGCGGGGTGTATCTGGACTCTAGCGGATATTTTGAGGCTGAAAACGCCAAAATAAGAGGCTCGATTGAAACGGCGGTATTTAAGAAAAATATGATCTCCGCGCAGGCGGGGGCAATGATCATCGCCAAGAGCGCCGGGGTGTTGAGCGCGGATTATACGACCGGCGGAACCCTGGTATTACAGGGTCCGGCGGATGGGTCCTGGCTGTTTGGGAGCGGTGATATTATCCGCCTGGGGGATGGCATTAATACAAGCTGGATCAGCGTGACCCAGTCCTCGCCGGCAAACACGTATACGACCAGTTTGTTAAATGGGGCCAGCGCAACTTACCCGGCCGGGTCCACGGCGGTGGATTACGGCCCAACTGATTCGGGCTGGCTGGAGATGCAGGCCGGGGCGGTTGGGTCGGCGATTGGGCCGTATTATTCGGTTAAAAAACATTCCGGGCAGCCGTGGACAGCCACGACCGAGTATATCCGGCTGGGCGATTTGCGGGCGTTTTTGGACTGCGGGTTTAATACGATGGGATTTGGGATTGGAGACGCTGCCTCCTTTTTGACGTATGACCCGGTGCGGGGCCTGCGGATCAAGGGCTCGTTGAGCATGCTGGGGGACGGGATGATTGATGACGCGATCAATATGCAGGGGATCAAGTATTCGTTGATCCACAGCGCCGCCAACAGCGGTTACAGCCGGGTGACACGGTTTGGCCAGGTGGTGGGGTCCGGCAATAAGCCGGTGGGGGTGCTGGAATATCTGGACCCGAGTGCGTTAGGTGATGCGTTATCCGGCTGGGGCGGGTTTGAAACCAAATTCGCGATGGAACAGTGGACCCACAGCGGGGGCGGGGTGCTGTGGGATAACACGACTGCCGAGTATTATGAGGGCGCCTGGTCGGCCTTTATTACCCAGACGTTTATCAAAAACGCGGCTGGGGGCTTTTACAGCAATCAATACAGCTTAGATGCGATCACCATCAGCAATGCGTTTGCCGTTACGGCGGGTAAATATTATGATGTGACCTGGTGCATGAAGGCGCAACTGAATGACCACGGCGAAACTTTGCGCTCCAGGGTGGTGGTCTCCTGGCTTAATTCAAGCCAGACCGTGATCAGCACCGTGGCGGCGCCGTGGTTTGAGAGCTATGGGGCCTGGAAACAGACCTTATACGGCAACCTGAAAGCCCCAACTGGGGCAGCGTATGTTAAGGTGACTTTGCAGGCGGAGACGAGCGGCGCGCCCAATTATCCGGGCGGCCCAGCCTCTTACACCAAAACAATCTATGTGGACCGGATCCAGATTTACCCTTCGGCAACCAATATTACCAAGCTTGAGTTCGCTGATGATGCGATCTATGCCAATAAACCCTTGTCGATTGGGTCGGGCTACAGCATGCCGGGAGCGCCAACACGCGGTTTATGGAATAACGACAAGGGGATTATCTATTGGGGAGAAAATAACGCCTGGCTGCCGGTGGTTGGCACAAAAAATATGGCTTGTTATGTCTCTACATCGGGGACTGATGATCAAAGTCACGGCCAAGCCGGCGGATCGAGCGCCTATAGAACGGTATCCTATGCTATTAATAGCATTCCGCTTAATTTCAATGGCACTTATCACATTTATATAGAGGCAGGTACTTTTACTGAGACTGTCTGGATCAGTGATAAGCGGGCGGCCGCTATCCATATTTGGGGCACGCTGAACACAGTAGCAACCAGGACTGAGACTATTACCACTGACCCTGTAACAGGGTGGTCTAATATCCCCAGTGTGCCTTTTGGTTATGCCAGCCGAATTATAGAAGTGTCTGGGGTGGACTCATTTATAAATAGTCCCAATATAAATGGGGCTAATGTGGTTGGTCATGCCAGTACCTCTATGTCAGGGGAATCGCGGACCTATACAGAATATACGTTTGGGACCACCCTATCCGGATCCATTTATGTCACCGATTCGACCCTGGTCTCTATACACAACTTATCTGTCACTGGAGATGTTAATGTATGGTATGGGTCCAATGTCTTTATTGACAGGAGCTCTGTTAGAGATTTTGCAGGGAGTCATAATAGTTACTTAAGCTTTGCCCGGAGCTATGCCAGGTCCTTTAGTGTGACTCAAAACTCCGCTGGCAACATAGGCTTATGTATGATAGGCACAACCTATAACATGAACCAGTGGTGGGGGCATGTAACCTCTGCCTATGGATCTTCTATAGTGGTCCGGACAGCCTTATTTTTATGTTGTGTACCAAATGCGGGGCAAAGGGTGGTTATGCTCCAATGCAGCGAATCCTCTGATATGAACTGCTGGGGGCAAGTGGCTGCTTCTGCCAGCAGTGGTATTAATGTGGTTTACTGCTTTGCTGGGGGAACAGGAACATTATACGGGTTTATGTGTGACTGCGCTTCTTGTATGACTTCCACTACTGAGAACACTTTTACACGGTTTTATGGGGTGACTCCTACGGCTAAATATGTCCCCAGTGCTGCAACCTATGGGTATATAGGATAACTATATGAAAGTTTTTTACAACCCCAATGATGGTTCGATTTTACAGTCTCTTAGAGATGCGGATATTCTCTATCTCCCCTCTGACAATGGGACGGCGCAGGCCCTGGAAATAGAAGAAATTCCAGAAAATAACGCTTTGATAAAAGATTTGTTGATTTATGGTCAAATGACCAAATTTAACTCCGCCGGACAGCAAAAATATTATGTCCAAAACGGGGAATTGTATGATGTGGATGATTGGAAGGAGGATCCTCAGTGGCTAAAATCGCAGTTCACAAAACTGATACCACAAAACGAGACAGACGCGCGCAGCGTTTAGAAAAATGTAAGGCGGCGCTGGCAGCCCAGGCGGGCAAACCGTGGGCCAGGCTGACGCAGAAGGAGCAGATCCTGGCGCTGGCTTTGGCGGCGGGGCTGATTGACGATAACGGTAATTTGGATTTGAGTACGTTGGAGGATTAGATGGTAAAGCTTAAACATTGGCCGGTACAGATGGATGCTGTGGTTACCCAGTTGTTTGGGGAAAACCCAGGGGTATATAACGCGGCCTGCCGCGGCGACGGGAGCCATAACGGGGTTGACTTTGGGATTGTGCTGGGTACGGCGGTGTATGCGGTGGATGATTGGACGGCGGCGGTGGTGGGGGAGGATGATACCGGCTACGGAAAACGGATTGTACTCCAGCATGAGGGGTATGCCAGCCTGTACGGGCATTTGAACGGTTTTTGCATCACGGCGGGCCAGTCCGGTAAGGCGGGGGAGCTGATCGGTTACTCCGGGAATACGGGGTGGTCGGAGGGCCCGCACCTGCATTTTGAAACGCGCACGGAGGCCAGGCGCTGCTGTTCGTGTTTTGACCCGTGGCCTGAGCTGGCGCGTCTGCTGGCGGAGGCGAAGCAGGCGGCGCCCGCGCCGGTTGGGGACAGTAAAAATAAGACCCTGGCGGTCTTGAACGTGCGGACCGGTCCGGATACGTCCTTTTTGGATGTGGGGGATATCCCGGCCGGGGTCAAGCTGGAGCCGGCGGGGGAGGTTGTTAAGCAGGGCGGGCGGGAGTGGCTGCCGGTGCGGCTGTTTGTGTGTAAGACGGATGTGGATGGGAGGAAGTTGGTGGGGTAAAAAGTACAGCCGCCGGGGTGAGGGGGGTACCCCGACGGCTGTTTAGATTATGATTTTATAAAGCAAGATTGTGCCTTATAGAAGGCATTAACGGAAAGGACGGGCCTCTGTGTGCACTTGTCCGGTGTACGCGGGTTGCTCAATGCTGGGTTATTTCTTGGCTGGGGTAGGCGGCGGTGGTGGAGGTGAGGCCTGCGGTGGTCCACTGGGCGGTGAAGGACGCTGGCTTTTACTGGCGTCGCTTTCTCTTAGCGGGGGAGTGATAATTTTTCCCTTGGATTTTTCGTTTTCGGACATTTTTTACATTCTCCTCGAATAAATTTTGGCCAATTTGCATAATTCTTTTACCATCTTTTTGGGGGTCGTATACGGCGGCTATCGAAGAAATCATGTTAGCAGGTAGGAATAGTTGTTGGTAAGTAATAGTTTTATAGCTTTTTTCTTGTTCATTATACAAGGCTGGTTCTGCAAGGACTATATCGCGCTCAGCTTGACTAACTGACACATCGGCATTTTTGATATATCCTGCATATGCTTCGTTATTCACCAATCCGACTACAACCCAACGCCCTTGAACATCTTTGCGAATAAAATCATCCCATGCAGAAGGATAAGGTGTTGATGGTGTTAGCCACCCTAATGAACGGACAATACCTACGGCAATAAAGGCGATTAAAGTAGACAAAATAAAATGACCTGTCAAAGATAAAGCTATTGGCTTCAGGCTTGTCACTCCGAATGTGCCAGTTTCAAAGGTTGACGGGATTAAGTAAATCGGAGGTGGAAAAATTGAATTTTCCGAAATCAAAACATACGCAATAATACCTGCTAAGCTAAACAAGCCAATATTAACAATCTTATCCCACTGTGTTTCTCTCCAATCTGCCCCAAAGCAGTTTTTGTAAATAATGTAGGCTGGAATTCCTGGTAAAACTAAAAATATCAGCATTATCAACTCTGCGAAAGTATTTGACAT